CAAGGGCAAAAGTCGAGCAGATGAAATAGCCAAGCTTGCAGATGATCTTGGCACGCCTTTAATGCCGTGGCAGAAGAGGGTTCTTGATGACATGATGCGAGTGGATGCTAAGGGCAACTACATTCGGAAGACTTCGCTCCTATTGGTAGCACGCCAGAATGGTAAGAGCCATCTAGGTCGCATGCGTGTGATCTGGGGCTTGTTCTATGGAGGCGAGACAAAGCATCTGATCATGTCCTCAAATAGAGCGACGGCACTCATGACCTTCAGAGAGATCGCTTGGATCATCGAAAATGCACCTCACCTTAAGGCTGGCACTAAGGCTATCCGCTATGCCAACGGCGGTGAGCGCATCGAGCTGCTGAACGGGGCAACACTTGACCTCGTGTCGGATACTCGTGACTCATCTCGTGGACGTACCGCTGACTTCTTGTGGATCGATGAAGTTCGGGAGATCAGCAAGGACGGCTATACAGCTGCGATCCCTACGACTCGCGCTAGACCTAACAGCCAGACGCTACTGACCTCTAACGCTGGCGATGCCTTCTCAGAAACTCTCAACAATCTGCGAGAGCGTGCCCTATCCGCTCCACCTAAGTCTTTCGGGTTCTACGAATACTCAGCCCCGCAGTATTGCAAGATTACAGATCGGAACGGGTGGGCATTTGCCAACCCTGCACTCGGTCACACGATAACGGAGGAATCACTTGAAGAAGCTGTGGCAACTAACAAAATTGAAGACACTAGAACAGAGCTTCTATGTCAATGGATCGATTCTCTGCAAAGTCCGTGGCCTCATGGCGTACTTGAGGCGACCTCCGATGCCTCGCTCCAGATTCCGGTCGGCGGCTATACAGTCTTTGGGTTCGATGTATCTCCATCTCGCCGCAATGCAAGCCTCGTTGCTGGTCAGATTATGGGTGACGGAAGAATCGGTGTCGGGATCCTCCAGACGTGGGAGTCTCAAGTCTCAGTAGATGATCTCAAGATCGCAGCCGAAATTAAGGGATGGGCTGATCAGTATCGTCCAAAGATGATCTGTTATGACAAGTACACAACGCAATCGATCGCCGAAAGATTGGCAAACGCTGGTCAAATAATTCAGGACGTTTCAGGCCAGCAGTTCTATCAGGCTTGCTCGGATCTTCTTGATGGTCTGGTCAATAGTCGCGTTGTTCATAACGGGCAAGAAGAGTTAATTAAACAGATGAATAACTGTGCGGCTAAGACCAATGACAGCTCATGGCGTATCGTTAAACGTAAAAGCGCAGGCGATGTATCTGCGCCGATCTCTCTCGCCATGGTCGTATCAATGCTATTAAAACCTCAACAGATCGCAGCTATTTACACGGCATAGTGTATAATTGCCCTCTATGGGTATCCTTTCGCGCCTTACAGGTGCAGCACCAAAATCAACCGTCGAGGCTCAGTACGCTCCTCAGGTCTTAGGTGAGTATTCGCCTTATGCGATGCCGTTCCAATTCGCTTACGTCGGACGAACAGAAGCAATGGGAGTTCCGGCACTAGCTCGATGCCGCAACCTTCTTGCTGGCACTATCGGAACGATCCCTCTCGAACTTTACAAGAAGTCAACAGGCGAAGAATTAGGCAAGCCTCTTTGGCTTGATCAACCTTCTTATTCACAGCCTCGTTCTGTGACTATCGCTTACACAGTTGATTCACTTCTATTTTACGGACAGGCATTCTGGCAAGTTGTCGAAACTTATCAAGAAGACGGCCGACCATCTCGATTTGAGTGGATCGCTAACAGCCGCGTTACAGCTACACTCGATCGTGACAATGTATTCGTTAAGTCTTACGCCATCGATGGGACAACAGTTCCGATGGACGGCCTTGGCTCACTCATTACATTCCAATCACTTAGCGATGGCATTCTCAACACTGGCGTTTCTACAATTCGCGCCGCTCTAGATATTCAGAAGGCCTCAGTAATCGCAGCAGCTACTCCAATGGCAACAGGTTACATCCGCAACTCGGGAGCAGATCTGCCACCTGCAGAAGTCCAAGGACTACTAGCTGCATGGAAGAACGCCCGTCAAAATCGTTCAACGGCTTACCTAACATCAACCCTGCAATACGAGGCAGTTGGATTTAGCCCTAAGGACATGATGTATAACGAGGCTATCCAGAACCTTGCAACCGAGATCGCTCGCCTTTGCAACGTCCCTCCTTATTACGTTTCAGCAGACCAGAACACAACGATGACTTATGCCAACGTCACAGATGAGCGCAAGCAATTCTTGACACTATCCTTACAGCCATTTATCTCGGCGATTGAGGATCGTCTCTCAATGGATGACATCACGGCTCGTGGCAATATCGTCAAGTTCGACATCGACAAGAATTATCTCCGCACTGATCCACTTGTGGAGTTGTCAATCATCCGCGAACTTCTTGATCTCCAGTTAATCACTCAAGAACAAGCTATGCAGATGACAGACCTAACACCTAACGGAAGCGAAGGCATGCAATGAAAGAGATGCTCACATTCTCAGCAGAACTTACAGCAGACGCGTCAGAGCGCACTATCTCTGGCAAGATCGTCCCATTTAACGGCGAGGTCGGAAACACATCCGCCGGAGCTGTAGTCTTTGAGCGTGGCGCGATTAATATCGCTGACTCATCTAAAGTGAAGCTCCTTCTGGAGCACGATCCTAAGCAGCCAATCGGCCGCGCTCAATTCTTTAACGAAACAGAAGATGGAATCTTTGCATCATTCAAGATTTCTAAGTCATCCCGTGGCACCGATGCTCTCATCGAAGCCTCAGAAGAACTCCGCACTGGTCTATCAGTCGGAGTTATGGTCAATGCAGCAAAGCCAAAGAATGGCGTGCTCTATGTATCGAGTGCTGACCTCCTCGAAGTAAGTTTGGTACAAGCAGCGGCGTTCAAGTCTGCGGCAGTGACCGATATAGCGGCATCAGAAGATGAAGCCGCCGAACCTACCCTCCCAACAGAAAGCGAGACAGTCGTGGAAGAAACCACAGCAGTCGAAGCAACACCTACAGTTGAGGCTGCCGCAGTTGAAGCTGCTCGCCCTACTGTAACAGCAATGGCTTACACAAAGCCACGCATTGAAGTAACAGCTGCAAAGTATGCAGAGAACTCAATCCGCGCCGCACTTGGCGATGAGTCAGCTCGTCAATACATCGCAGCAGCAGACAACACAACTGACAACGCTGGTCTTGTGCCAACACGTCAACTTTCAGAGATCATCAACCCTCTCGGAACAACCATCCGCCCATCAATCGATGCGATCTCACGCGGCGTTCTTCCAGATGCAGGCATGACTTTCGAGATCCCAAAGATCACACAGATGCCAACAGTTGCAGACACAGCAGAAGATGCAGCATTTTCTGACACCGATCAGAATGCAGCTTTCTTGTCAGTATCAGTTAAGAAGTACGCTGGACAGCAGACATTCTCAGTCGAATTGCTCGATCGCACATCTCCAGCATTCTTTGATGAGCTAGTCCGCAACATGGCAGCAGCTTACGCAAAGGCAACAAACGCAGCAGTAAACGCTGCACTTATTGCAGGCGCAACAGCAGATGCAACAACAACAGTCACTTACCCAACAGCAGCAGAACTCCTCGGAATCGTTGCTCGCGGATCAGCTTCTGTCTATGCAGCTACAGCAGGACTTCCAAATCCATTTGCTCGCAACATGGTCGTATCTACAGGACAATGGTCAAACATCATGTCACTTAACGATGCAGGACGCCCTATCTACACAGCATCACAGCCAATGAACGCAGGCGGAGTAGTTGCGCCTACATCACTCACAGGCAACGTTGCCGGACTCAACCTCTACGTCGATCCAACCAACGCTGGCGATGGCGATGGAACAATCCTTATCGTTAACCCAGATGCCTACACATGGTACGAGTCACCAACCTACCGCCTACGCGCTGAATCAACAGCAGCAGGACAGGTAACAATCGGCTACTACGGCTTCGGCGCAATTGCGACCAAGGTCGGCGCAGGCGCATTCAAGAACAACAAGGCGTAAGCCACCCTTAAGTCACTGGAGGGGCAGTGCCCTTCTGCCCCTCCAGTCTTTAGAAAGGATAAGAGCACATGGCATTGACTACAGTTGCAGAGCTTCGCACCGCCCTTGGCGTTGGCACTCTTTATACTGATGCAGTCTTGCAGTCTGTCTGCGATGCCGCAGATAACGTACTCTTGCCCTTTCTATGGAAGAATCAGCAATACATCATCGCTCATGGCAACACGGGCACAGTTGGCACTCTTTACTTTGATCAAAACATTCGTGAGGTATTTTACGTCGGCCAATCGGTAGTGATTTCAGGTGCCGGTACCAAGTACAACGGAACTAAGACAATCACAGGCGTTGACGCTCGATCATTTAACATAACCACGACTCACACGAGCGACAACCCACGTCACACAGTGGAGCCTTTCGGCATCGCAGCAGCTGAGACATATACAGATTACACAACGATTCCTGCAATTCAAGAAGCTTCGCTTATGATCTGCATCGACATTTGGCAGAGCCGTCAAGCTCCATCGAGCGGCGGTGTGACTATCGATGGCTATCAGCCAAGTCCTTACCGCATGGGAAACACTTTGCTTGCTCGTGTCCGTGGCCTGCTTGCCCCGTATCTTGATCCGAGATCGATGGTGGGCTAATGGCCGCCATTTCAACACTCCGCGCAGGTATCGCAGCAGCTCTTACAGATAACACAAAGTATTCAGTATTCTCGTTTCCACCTGCAACACCGATTGCCAACAGCGTAATCGTCGCGCCAGCAGATCCCTACATCTCGCCGTCTAACGGCTGGCATGCATCGATCTCACCAATGGCAAACTTCGTAATTTCCGTCATGGTTCCTTTGCTCGATAATGAAGGCAACCTTAACGGGATGGAGGACAACATCGTTCGAGTCTTTAACTTGCTCGCTGCATCCGCCTACACCTATAACGTCACCCAGGTATCGGCTCCAGCCGTACTCAGTGCCGTCTCGGGTGATCTACTAACCTGTAATATCAATATCTCAGTCCTAACGAGTTGGAGCTAAAATGTCCGAGTGGGAAAAAGAGCAAGAAGCCTTCCTGATCAAGATCGGGCAGGTAGCACC